TCGGAAAGCAAGAAAGACATGTTGATGGTGAACGTCACCTCCATGTCTGGATCACCTTCATCCGCAAGATTGACACCATCAATCCAAGATTTTTCGACCTCATTATCGCGCCTACGGAGAATCACGGTGGATCAACATTTCACTGCAACATTCGACGAGGAGAACGAAAGCGAGCCGGTGGAATATCGAATCATGTGCGAGCTTACGAATACCTATGCAAGTATGATGGAGCTGTACCTACACAGATTGTTGGGGCCTCGGAGCTCTACCCAACGTCAAGAAATTTTCGCAAGGAATACGGAGATCGCACTCAATGGCTTAACTACCTTGCAATCCGCGCTATGCCAGATCCCGAGTACCCCATTCAACTTCCCAACGACGAGACCATCGCCAAGCCAAGAGGAGCGGACAAGAAACGACACATCTGGATCTACGGGCCTCCAAACGCGGGCAAGACCCAGTGGCTTGAAGCGAACGTTTACCGATTCAAGAACTACAGGGTTGGTGGTACCCTGTATCCATACGACAACTACGATGGCGAACAAATCATCATCTACGACGACGTCATCCCGAAAGCCCAAGACCTTCTTTCAATCACCAACACATCAGAGTGGCAACGACCGGTCCCAGGACAAACCAGGTACTCCCAGCGATTCGTCCCAGGAGGACTCATAACACTAGTAATAGTGTGCAGCAACGTCGACATCGACACACTCTTCAGTGCAGAAATCGATGTGACAAGAGACGCAATCCACGCAAGATTCCAAGAACACAGAATAGTTCTTGAAGACTAACTTGTTTAGTGATATCGCAAATAATTATCTATTGTAGCCAGCTTTAACCTGGAATCCCAATGTTTAATAAACTCAAGGAGTAGTCTCAATATTTTGAGTACTTTTCGTAACTTGCTGGACAGCCAAATGCTCAGAAACAGCAGTTCCCATATAATTCGTACCAGCCGGCCAGGCACCGTCATGGTTATAAACAACCTGAGCAACGACAGGAGGAACCCGTTGATACACAGTGGCACGGATAGCACACCTCCGACCGACAACAATGTGCACTTTCTCACTAAGGTGAGATGATTCCAGGGAAGAAGCAACAGTACCCATCTGAGTAGCCCAACGAAGAACCACAAGGCGATCCATAGAATGGTTGACGGGATAAGGAGTATTGTGCAAATCAGGAATACCTGAAATAACACGGTACACAACCTTAAACTTGAATATACCACCAGGGGGAATAGCAACACACTTCCGAGAGGACAATCGCTTCAAAAAACGTTGACGAAGACGAGGAAGATGGAAAATCTGATCGATTCCCTTATTCACAGCATTCTCAGTGATCGTAGGAACGGCAACAGAAAACTGCCCATGGATCTGAGGAGCGGTATTAACTGCATGAGTAATCTCATCATGCTGCATCAAAATGCCAGTAGCAATCGCATTATCAGCATCTGCAATAACGTCGGTGTACATCTTGGACAGAGTCATAGACGCATCAAGAGGAGAGAAACCTCGCTTCCAAGAAAACACCTCAACATCAAGACAGATAGTAGAATTACACGGATTCATCACCATGTAAGACATCACAATAGGCTTGTAGTAAATAAGGTGGACATCGGAGAGAATGGAAGGAAAACCGACACTCCAAGAGGCATCCTGCCCGGTCAACGAAGCAGTAGGTTTCAAAGCCTCCCTAACAGGCTTCGTAAACTTCTCCGGAACACTTTCGAACAGAGAAATCATCCGATAATCCTGAGAAGGAAACTTTGCCTCCGTATCCTCAGTAGTATTGTACCCACACTTCACAGCATCCTTCACAATGCAGGTAACCCTCCTAACACCAGGGCGAGTCCCCCACATCATTCCGCCTCGTCGTCGACGAAACGACACTTTTTTCGAGTAGCTTCTCCGTCGCTTAACTCCTCTTCGCCCACCGACTCTTCTTCGAGCTCTTCCTCGTCTGAAACCTCTGACCCTTCGTCTTCCTCTGAAACCTCTTTTTCGACCTGGGGTAAAACTTCTTCCGAAACGCCTGATAACTCGGCCGGGCATGTCTTCTCAAGAACTTTCTCTTCTTCCAGGACCTTTGAAAACCCGGCAGATTTCGACCACTCCCGTAAATCACCGACCGGCTGATCGATGGATATCTTGTATCGAGCACCCCTGGAAGTCGTGAACGACCAAAGGAGTCGGTTTTCTGAAAAGCCGACTGACCGAGACGAGGGAATCGTTCTGTAAGCCGGTTAAAGTGGTGCCGAGCACGACGAGCACCACGAACGTAATGACCAACAAAAGGTAACTCCTGAGCAAAATCAAGAAACGTCTCAAAACGCTCTGCAGCTTGCCCCCAATCACCCCTTTGCTGATCGTCAAGACGAGGTTGAAGCCAGTTAAAAACAGGTCCAGCCTCTTCCATTCTGGTGGGACCCCCTCACACCACCCCCACCACAACACAGGGGGTCCCACCAAAACACCACGACCTATAATATTAGCAAAGGTCGTGGTGGGGGCGGAACACTCCATTCGAATTTTGGCGCCAAATTCGCTGGGAGAACCCTCCGGGGGCGCCTGGCCGGCGGGGCTGACAAGGCTGGCAGAACCCTGCCGGGGGCGCCTCCCGGCAGGAGCCTGCCGGCGGCGAGGTTGCCGGGCACCCTCCGGGGGGCCTCCCGGCGGGCGCCTGGCCGGCGGGGCAGCCCCCGGCGGCCCTCTGGGAGGCCTGCCGGCGGCGCCCCAGCGTTTCAAAAAAAAAAAACTAACCCTAACCCAAACCCTAACCCCTAACCCTTTGGTTTGAGTGTGCTAACTTGTGCGCTAAATCGCGCACAAGGGAGTAGGACAGAGGCTTGAGCGCGAACCCTAACATGTGCGCTAGATCGCGCACATGGGAGTAGGAAAGAGGCTTCCCAGTACAAATACCATGTATGCCAATTAAGAAATGCCCGATAAATGACCGATCGGTGAATTACAATGACTCGTCGGCTAATTCCAAGACTCCAGAATGTTCGAGAAAGTTCTGGAAGGGCGACGTAGCCACTTTTTGCTTTCACAAATGGGAGAGAAATTCACTTTTTCAATTCACAACTCAAACATCCAAACTGGTGTGGATGCCACTTATGCCAAAACACCCCAAGTGCAAACTATGCGAGGGATTCCAAGAATGTCAGCTGGAGCTCTGCGAGTGCCACAACAAGAGCTGGAAGATCATGTGCCATTGCAATCTGGAGAAGGAGATGGCGACGATGGAGGATCCGACGAAGAGAACGTGTATGGAGAACCAGGAAACGAAGAGAAGAAGTTCCGATTCGTCGCTAGGAGCGCGTTCCTCACTTACCCACGCTGTCCAATCCTGCCTGGCGAATATCTCCGACACTCGACTCTCGACAAGCGGGATATTAAGCACGCCTTCGGAAAGCAAGAAAGACATGTTGATGGTGAACGTCACCTCCATGTCTGGATCACCTTCATCCGCAAGATTGACACCATCAATCCAAGATTTTTCGACCTCATTATCGCGCCTACGGAGAA